ATGACAAAACGCAACTCGGATAACCTGCGCATTAAGCGCAAATACCTGATCTGGCGCAAGGACGCCAAGGGGCTGTCGGATGCCTCGGTCGACAAATCCGCCGCCGCGATCTCGACCTATGAGTCCTTTCTCGACGGCAAGGATTTCCGCAGCTTCCATTCGGAGCGCGCCCGCAGTTTTAAGCGCCGTCTCTCTTCTCAGCAAAATCAACGCACCGGCGCAAAACTGTCCTCGACGTCGGTCAACGGAGTCCTGCGCGAAGTCCAGACCTTCTACAGTTGGCTCGCCGATCAGCCCGGCTACAAGTCCCGGATCTCGCGGTCCGACATCGAATTCCTTGGTCCGGATCGCAAATCTGACAACGCGCGACGCACGTCCTGCTGGAAACCACACGCGTCGCCTGCGCAGGTTGTTCGGCTGCTCAGCGGGATGCCGGATGAGACGGTGTTGCAACGTCGGGACCGGGCGTTGGTTGCCTTTCTCTTTCTCACCGGGTCCCGCGAGGGGGCGGCGATCACGTTGCGGCTGGGTCATGTCGATCTGGCCAATGCCTGCGTGCATTTCGATGGGCGCTCTGTTGACACGAAGTTCGGCAAGAGCTTCACCACGGCCTTCTTTCCCATGCTCGCACCCTGCGAGCAGTTCGTTCGGGACTGGATCTTGGAACTTAGGACGCAGCACCACTTCTCGGACAGCGATCCGCTGCTTCCCAAAACGCGGGTCGGTGTCGGCACATCACGGCAGTTTTCTGCCCTCGGGATCGACCGGGCGCCCTGGGCCTCGCCCTCGTCGGCGGCCCGGGTGTTCAAGCAGGCCTTTGTCGATGCCGGTCTGCCACCGTTTTCGCCGCATCGCGTCCGGGACACTCTTGCGGAATTGGCCAAGGACCATTGCCGCACGCCAGAGGACTACAAGGCCTGGTCGCAGAACATGGGACACGATGACGTTCTCACAACATTCCGATCCTACGGATCTGTTGCCCCCGGGCGTCAGGTCGATCTGCTGGCGCGTTTCCGCAAGCGGGGGCCGCTGCCGGAGGAGGATGATTTTGACGTCTTCGAATGATTGTCCTTTGCAGAAAGCATCCGGATCTTCGCCAGTTCCGGGTTCAGGCGATAACCGCTCCATGGGATGTTCTCGATCAGCGCTTCGCCTTCAGCGGCCTCGAACCCCGCTGCGGAAAATTTAAGTCCCAGTTGCTTGCGGGACCGGCTCACAGCTTGACGCAGGGCTGCATCGTCCGACAGGCCCGCGCACTTCGCCAGTTTCCATGCGTCCGTCATCGGGTAGTCCAGAAGATCAAGACCTTTCCCAGCACCGGCAAGAAATTCGTTGGCAAGACAGTCCAGCAGGCGATAGGCGGTACCCTTGATCGTAATCGCGTCGTTTATTACAACGAGTTTGCGCTTGCGATCGAACACCAGAGAGGCAGGTTCTCCACGTTCAATGGTGTCAACATTCGACACAATTATTTGCTCTGCTGGCATAACCTGTGCCCGCTGCAAATCGCCGAACATACGAGCCAAGCTGTCCAGGGAAAACTGATCCGGGCGTTGGGCCGCAAGCTCCTTGCGCATTACCGTTGAAACGGATCGCCCGTGCCGTCGCAGGAGTGACGCCATCCGTGTGAGCGCGGTGTCCGGTGGTTCTCCAAGATGATCCACGGCGTTCAGGATCGCTGGATATTGCGCGACAAGATCTGTGCCTGACATCATCTCATAGCCTTGCGCACTGCGGACGTAGGACAACGCCACCTCCTTGTCCTGAACACGCTCCCGACGTCCGGTCATCAGGTCAATGCGGTAAGCCTCCTCGGGATCGAAGGCTGTGAGGTCCGCAGCCATGATGGCGAACCTGCGATCAATGCATTGCGAGCAGCGACCGCAATGGGGGTGTTGCTTGGTCTGATTGTGGACATCCGCACAGCTGCGGGTAAACGCAATCTGGTCCGCCATTCCGAGCCGCGCAATCGTCTCGACAACATCTGTCTTGGTGCGCCAGAAGAACGGGTTGTCGACGCGCAACGAGGCGTCGAAAATCCGGCTGAAGAGGCTCTGAAACCGTTGCAGCGTTTGTGGATGTGTCGTCCGCGTTGCCCGCGTGCCCAGCACATTGCCCACCGGCGGTAAGTTGAGACTGACAACACCGTTCTCATAAAATGACACGCGTTCCCTGCCAAATGCCACGGCTGTCGCCATGCCTAGGGCTGCGAACAAGAAAGACCGGGAGCGGTGGGTGCCTTCGGCGTTGGTTCCGCCGCCCAGTTGAACGCGCATCGGAATGTGTTTCAGCATCTCGGTTCCGAGTTCTTGGGCCATATGCTTCTGCAGCGCGTTCTGGATCGGCGCGATCTTGGTGGACGAGAAGTGGCTGATCAGGGCAACCCGGTGCCTGCGGTCGATGATTTCCTCCAGCGCGCCAGCGAAGGAATCCAGCCCTCCCGAAAACATCAGCACCGAATCTGGTTTCCAAGAAGAGTTCGGGCCAAAATCGAAATACCCTGTCGGACCAGAACTGCCGCCCTGGATCTGAACAAACCGGAACGTAAACCGGTCGCCAGAAAGAAACATCAACGTCTCCTCCAACTCTCGCTTCAAATCAGGATCGGACCAGCGGTCGAGCGCGCGCACCGGGACTTCGACCAAGAAACTTCGGTGCCATTTGGCGCCCATCTGCTGATCGGCGAGCCCGCCCCGGCTAACACTGGAATCGATGCCATAAACAAAGGCCGCCAGTTCGATCAAGTCGATTGCCATATCCGGCAGATGCGTCACCAGCTGACGGCTCATCTGGCTAATGCGCAGCGAGATGGATTTGACCTTCCCGTCAATCTCGAACCGCAGCTTTTCGTCGCCCTCGCGATCTGCGAGCGGCGCGAAGCAGGTCACGACAAGCTCAGGCAGAGGTGCGGCGCCGCCCAAGCTCGGACCTCATTTTCTTGAACGCATAGCGCGTAAAGTCGTTGATCTTGTCCTGACTGAGGGTTTGCTCCTTCCAGACCGTCTTGCCGTACCAGCCGCCTGCGTACGTCTCAACGGTCCGGGAGGCCTCGAATGTGTGTTGCGACAGGGCGCGGCTGAATTCCGTGCGGCGCGCATCGTCGGCAAACCGTTTGCCCGCGCCGGTATGGTTCGCCAGCTCCCGGCTCAGATAATAGTCGAGTGAACGATAGCTCAGCCGGGCAAAGAAATGCCGTGCCAGAATGGCAAAGTTCTGACCGCTGGCAAACGAGGCCAGAACCTTGCGGATTTCCTGCGGTGTCGGATCAAACAACGTCGGCAGGCGGTCGCGCATCTGTGCGGACAGGCTCTCGATCAAGGCCGCTTTGGCCATCTCTCCGGCGTCCGAGGACCGGCCCTGTTCAAATGCATGTTGACCGATGGCGTCGTTCACACCGGCCAGCAGCCCGGTAAGCGAGTCCAGCGAACTCGCCGCGATCCCAAGGTCCGCCATCGCAGCTTCGTATCCCGGCGCGCGTGCCAGCAACGGCAAATGGACAAGCAATTGCGTCACGAACTGAAAGTTGGGATCGTCAGACGCCCGGCGCAGATCTGTCTCAGATGCTCTCGCAGCAGCTTGAGCCACATCCTCCAGCGGCGCCGACGAGTCCAGTAACCGAACCACATCGCGCCATTTCCTGGACTGTGGCAAGGTTCCGAGCCTAATGTGGCCCATGCATCGCTCCCGAATTTCCGATCAGGTGTGGCGCGCCATCAGCTTTGGCCAAGAATGACATCAGCTTTGGCCAAACAATTCTGAACTGAGGCGTCAGGAAAATGCCAACCGCCTCCATTTCCTGACGCCTCAGCGACTTCTGTTGCCACGATCGACCAGCACAAACGTCTGGCGCTCGATCCGATCAACGCTCTCCGCCATCTTTGTGGTCGATGCTGCGATCTTCTCCAAGGCGTCGGCCGCGCGGATCTCGGCTTCGGTTTCCGGTCGGATAGCCTGCTGCACGATACTCGCGGCCGAGGGTGTGGAATTCGCCTTTCCCCTCACAAGCAGAGCCGTAATGACTGCGGCCAATGCTGAGCCGAACGCCACAACCAGCTCCGGGGATAACGTATCCTTTAGAAACTCAATCATCAGTGCGCTTTGCCGTCTTGCTGGAGATATTGATCAGGCAATAGGCAGACCAGAGGGTCAGTATCCCGTAGAGGCCCGACGCCAGGCTCAGACCACTTGAAGCCGCAAATCCCGCTGTGAGAGCCGCAAAGGACCAGACCCCGAACAGCGCTCCTGTCGCCCGGATTGCCGGGGAGCGACGCCAGCGACCGTTGATCACCACCGCGCCGAGCTGCGCAAGGCCGAAGACGGCGAACACAACCGCCCAGATCGCTTCGGGCAGGAAGGTGAAACCACGATAAGATTCTCCCGCCATCATGCCGCCCGGCAGTGCCAGCGTGGCCCCCCTGGCAAACGTCACGCTGCCCAGGACGATCTCGGTAAGGCGCGTATCGAGATGCCAGATCCAGAGAAGAAGTGGCTTCACGGCCAGATCACGCCGGTCGGGTCGGTCGGGTCGGTAAATGTTTCACCGTCATAGCGGCCATCCGCGCCATAGTTGGTCGCGACCTTAAACTCGCGCACCGGTGCTGCGTATTCGATCGTGCTCAGGTGGTTAGAACTCATGGAAATCATCTCCGATGGGCGTGGTTGCTCAGTGAGGCAGGGCTGCCGCCCTGTCCGCTGGTCTGGGCTCTCAGATTGAGAACGTATCTTTGAGCCAATCGACAATCGCGGTGTGCTGGGTGTTCGTGAGGATGCCGTTGCCGACGATTCCAACGTGAAACCGACCGTCTACATTGGCAAACGGCGCTCCCGTTCCTGACGCTCCCACACCCCCGATACCAATCGGCCCGGTCAGCATTTCAGCGTCTGGGTGGGTGCCTGTTAAATACTGGTTGATCTGTTGAACGCCATCCCGATAGGTCCGAACGTAATCCGTCGCGCGCTCATATCGCATCGAATAAACGTGCGGGTTAGCCAGATCGGTCTCGGTATAGATCGGCAACGTGTGAGCGCTGTCGACGGTAAATTGGATCGCATTGCTGGACGTGGCACGGATGATGGAAGTGCCGTATCCGGAAGTAGCCAGCACCGAAAGATAGCTGGATGCAGCGGCTTGATCGCCCGGCGTCACGCAAGCGATCATCCAGAGGTCAACATGTTGAGCGCCATCATAGCCGTTGACTTGCGCCGCCTGATTGGAACGCGCCCCGTTTGGCACGTCCAACCCATCCCAAGCCAGCGCCGGTGCCGTACCGGTTGCCGTGGCCGTTGGCGCACCCGCCGCGACGGGAAATTCGTAGAAGATGTGCGGGAACAGCTCATCCTGAATGTCCGCTGCGTAGGCAGTGCGGCTATAAAATCTGTCCGCGTTGCCGAAGGTCGGACAGACAAAGCCCTTGACCCCGCCCGCGACCATTGCGTCAACCGCCGCGATCTTGAGCGCACTTTCCGTGTTTGCGCTCAGCGCCAGTCCTGGGCCTGCTGGCCCCGAAAGTTTCAAAATGCTCGACATCAGATTACCATCCTTTTTCTGCGAGTTTGAGATTGATGCGGTTGGCCAGCGCGACGTTGCCCGCGTCAGGCACCATGTGGGTGACGTTGGTGATGTCGCGCTTGGTCCACGTCCCGTCCTCTTTGACGATCAACTGACCTACCCCGTCCGAACCATCCGCGACTGAGCGGATGTGGTAATCCAGATCAGACCCGCCCGCAGGCAGGCCCGCGTCAGAGCGGTAGCCGACAAAATTAAGGTCAGCCGCCTTCCAGGGCATGTCATTGAGCGGGAAGAAGTAGGAGAACGGCACGATGCCATACGCCGCCGCTGTTTCGGCCTCAGTGTTTCCGGGGTGGATCAGGTCCGGTGTCGAACCTGCGGACGCGCACAATTCGGCGCGGGTGTCGAAGAGCGAGGCTACGTAATTGTCGCGGATGAAATTGCGCATCCGTGTTGTCTGGGCACCGCTAATCGCGGAAATCTGTTGCTCGTGATAGACAACCGCGATCCGTGATCCGGTCCACGACATCTGATATTGACCGAGCTTCGACATCAGCAGGCAGCGCTGCTGAACCGTTCCAGACATGGAAGCCAGCCGCGCGTTGACCTCATTGACCTGCTCGACGTCGTTGCCATTGTTTTCGCCGTGCCAGGATATCAGCACCCGGTTGGCATAGGGGTCGCCAAGGTCGCGAATTGTGCGCTCAACATGCGCCAGCACTTCGTAGGACGTTGCACCTGACATGGACTGAACTGTGACCGTGCGATCGGACAGTAGCTCGATCAGCTCCGCAGATGCATATCCGGGCATGCTGTCACCCACCCACCAGATATCGCGCGACAGCACCACAGGGCGCTTGGTTTCGGTCATGCCCTTGAGCGCAACAGCCGCCTGTGTGGTCGAGGTGTCGGCCCGCCGCACTTCGATCTGACTGGCCCGGTCGCACGACAGCCAGACCGCAGCGCCATCCGCAACCGTCGTCACCGGCGACCCCGGCAGTCTCGACCATGCACCGTCAACTCGCAGTAGACCGTCGCCCGCGACAAAATCGCCGTCGCTGGCCGTCACAAACCACAAGTCGCCATTCTGGGGCGATGTTGGCGGAGCTGCATCCGGCGTGGCTGTTTCGCCCATCAAGCAGATATCGCCGCGATCAGCGTCTGCAAGTGACCAGTGCCGCTGATCCGTTACGCCGCTGTTTTTCTGTCGACCTGCAAAGATCAGCCGCGCCCCGACCGTCAGTGCGATACCTTTGAACAACCCAGCTCCGGTGATGGTCGCGAACTGACCGGCAAACAGCGGATTCACGGTTGGCGCGGCCTGTTTGATCCAATCAGATCCGTCCGAGACTGCCAGATCACCCTGCGCGTAGGTGAGGGCATTGACGGTGTTGCCCGCGACAGCTGACTGTTCGAAATAGTCACCCGCTGCGTAGTCACCCGCCGCAGCCAGAGTGTCGGTGAAGGTGCCCTTGCTTGCCGTGGATGCGGTCGACCCGGGATCGTAGGCACCGACATTGTCGCGTCCTCTGATCGGCAACCCCCAGGAGCGGCGGAACGAGAGCTCAGTGCCGCTGCTGTTGATGCCAGACACATGAGGCGTCCGCACTGGCGGAAGTGGCACCCAGGCAAGGCCGGATGGGTCGGTCTTGACGTCGATATCAACCCGCCGGGCACGCACGCTGGTCACGTCAGCGTCTACCGTCTCGCCAGCGCGATAAACCTGATCCTCGCCGCTCAGGGCGTGCCCATCCCAGCGCGCTTTGCCCAGATCTCTGTCCCAAAGCATCTGGCTCACGACACGATCATCGGCCCCACGCAGTTGCAGAGCAACGCCGCGCGGAAGTTGCGCCGCGCCGCCGACATCACGCGTCAGTCCGGTCACATCGCCGCTCAGGGCGTGGCCGTCCCAGCGGTACTGCTCGGATGCACGATCCCAGAGCATCTGACTCACGACGCGATCATCGACCCCGCGCACTTGCAGAGCAACGCCGCGCGGAAGTTGCGCCGCGCCGCCGACATCACGCGTCAGTCCGGTCACATCGCCGCTCAGGGCGTGGCCGTCCCAGCGATACTGCTCGGATGCACGATCCCAGTTCAGATCCTGCAACGTGCGATCATCCACGCCACGAATGCGCAAACCGACACCGCGCGGCAACGGCTCTACGCCGCCGATCTGCGCGCGAATGGCCGCATCGGCATCGGTTCGGGCGTCGGTTTCGACGACCAGCGCCGCTGGCGCAGCGTCAGCCAATGCCCCTTGTGCCGCCGTTGCGTAAGCGCTGGCATCGGTGGCTGCCGCCGTGCCCAGCGTGGGTTTGTCGGACAGGTCGTCGTAGCTGCCAGACGCAGCAACCGGCGTCAGATCGCCGGGTTGCACCGCACTGGCGGCAAGGACGCCCTGCGCGGCAGTCGCATAGGCGCTGGATGCAGTTGCCGCAGCTGTTCCCAGCGTCGGTTTGCCGGTCAGATCGTCATAATCTCCCGAAGTCGCAACATCCGCAAGGTCGTCAGGCTGGGTGGCTGTATCGGCTTTGGCCCCTTGCACTGCCGTGGCATAATCGCTGGCATCGGTGGCTGCGGCTGTTCCGAGGTCGCCGGGCTGGACTGCGCTGTCCGCCGTTGCCCCTTGGGCTGCCGTGGCAAAATACCCAACGTCCTCGGCTGACGCTGTGCCAAGGGCACTCGCGTCAGCTTTCAGGATCAGGCCGGTCACATCTTCGACAGACACCAATTCGACGGCCAACTCGTGGGCATCGCCGTACACCCGAAAAAACGGCACGGCATAGCGCGTGGTCGCCGGCACAGAATAATCCGCAGAAACGCTGGCATGGCCGAACGTGAACACCGTTTCGATCCGGCCCGCTGCCTCGGTAACATCATCGCCGTCAAGGGTCTCAACCACGAGGTTAGACACACTGGCCTTGGTCTTGGACAAGTTCTGCATCCGCACTTCAACCGCGTGGCCAGACGGATCAATTGGATCAGTGACGCGCTGGCAGACCATGCGCGCCTGATAGGCGCGACCCGGCTCAACCGCCCAGACCTGACGCGGCGCGATGTCGATGCTACCTGAATATTCATTGCCGGAAATGACCAGAACCGAGCCGCCTGCGTCGGTGATTTCTACCGTGCCTTCTGAGATCGCGGCTTTGTCACCCGGCTCACCAGTCAGGGCGCTTGTCCATGCCTCCCTGATTTCCGCGCGGCTGATGTTCAAGAGTTGCGCGCGGGCGGCACGGGCCTCCAATGTGGCGGCCTGCACGGCGGTATCGGCCTTATCGCCTTGTGCCGCTGTGGCGTAGTCGGTCGCAGCAGTGGCGGCAGCCGTTCCGATGTCGCCGGGCTGGACTGCGCTGTCCGCCGTTGCCCCTTGGGCTGCCGTGGCATAAGCGCTCACGGCTGTGGTGGCAGCGGTGCCAAGATCCCCCGGCTGGGTGGCAGTGTCAGCCTTGGCTCCCTGCGCGGCAGTGGCGTAGGCCGTTGCAGCCGTAGCCGCCGCTGTCCCGAGCGTCGGCTTGCCGGTAAGGTCCGCATAATCGCCAGATGTTGCGACCTCTGCAAGATCGCCGGGCTGCACTGCGGTATCCGCCGTCGTGCCTTGTGCCACCGTGGCATAGGCTGTCGCATCGGTGGCCGCTGCTGTGCCGAGCGACGGTGTTCCGGTCAGATCACCGTATTCCCCCGATGTCGCGACTAAGGCCAGAGATGCTGAAAGGTCCACTACCAGCTGACGCAGAACCGCCTGATTCGACAGCTCAACAAACAGAATGTCATCCGCACCAAGGGTCGCAACCACGCTTTGTGTAAAATACGTCTTGCCGCCGTTCTGAACCCCGTCCGAAACATAGACGATGGTCCCCGCAACCTCGCCCGCGCTATCCATATCGCTCGCGCGCGTCCAGGCCCCACTAGTGTTAACCACATAGATGCCATTGTCGGCAGGGTCGGTCTGCTGCGGCGCGAGAATCCGGTCGCCGTCCTCCAGATCCGTGACCCCGTCGCAGTTGAGATCCCCAGAAAGGACCGAGTTCTGGTTGAACGCCGCCCGGACCGGACCGCCTGCCGCCGGTGCAGCATCAGTCGCAACCAGGTCCTGCAGCGCATGAAGCATATCTGCGACCGCGCCAGTCCCGGCAATCTGTTGCGCCAGATTTGCCGCGCTGACACGAACTGTGCTGCCGTCCCGGTTGCCTATGACATCATCCAGAAAGGTACTTGCGGCCACGTACGTCGAACGGACGGGAGTTTGTGTCATGCTGCCCTCAAGCGATTGGCGATGCCCCTGGCAAAGCTTCCTCGTAAGGAATCACACGATCGTCACCGTAAAGGGACCGGACATAGGTCCGGGCGGGGCCACTGAAACCTTTGGCTCGACATAATAATCGTATGTCCCCGCAGGAGGACAGGCAGCGCTTTCCCGATACAGCACGACGTCATCGACGGTGCCCTCGAAGGGCAGACCGCCAAAGATACCGGCGCTCGCGGGCGCAGCAGGTGCCGTCAATGTGCCAAAGTGCAGCCCGGAGTCTGGCGCACTGGCGCTGCCCGCAGTCGTGCTGCCCACGATCCGGAACACGGTCGATCCGAGGCCTCCGGCATTGACCTGGGTGTAGGCGAACCGATAGGTCGCACCCTCAACCAGCGACGGTGTCTGGCTGAGATAGCCGTTGACCCCTGCGGCCAGGTTTGCAACCCCATCGGAAAAGGTCCAGCCCGTCGCCGCCCAACCGGTGCCGTCGTCGAGCGAGCCGTTTGAGATCAGGTTGACCATCGTGGTGTCGCCGTCGCGGAGGACGAAGGTGCGCCCTGGGGTGACCGGGAACACCTCCCCAACCGCGTGCAGATCCCGGTCCAACGGCTCGCCGGTTGGAACCCGGTAGACCTGCAGTTGCTTGGTTCTCGCGTCTAAAGCAATGGCCACGGTCAGCGTCACGTGACCGAGACCCGCCACAACATCTACCGAAGCGAGATCGCCCGAATCCGGCGCATCTTCGTCCTGCTCGCCGATCGCAAACGTGACGATCTCCGAAAAAGCGCTTGGGATTAACGCCCGCGACAGGGCCCGCACCCGAAGATCGAGGCCGGTGGCGTAGGAATACACCTCGATAGTGCCACCTCCGTCGGCTACGGGCACGTCAATCACGCTCCAGCCCGACGTTCCTGTCTCGCGGTGCTCAACCTCAAAGCGTTCGACCGGGATCGCTCCGGACCCCGGTGCCACGATGAAATGCACAATCTCGGGTTCGAGCATGCTGATTTTGTAGCCGGAACTGACCGAAACGATCCGAGGGACGGCGGGAGCGGTCAGATCGTCATCGAGCGCCTCACCAATCCGACCGGTCCAGGGCGGGATCACTGCGGCGTCGGTCAGTTCGTCAATAATCGTCGCCTCATCAATCAGGCGCAGCAGCACGCTGTCATCCTTGCCGTTTTCCACACTCAGTACACGCATCGGTGCGCTCTCCGATCCCGCAAGACCGAAGAATACCAGCGACCCCACGGCGGGCATCGGCCCGGCACCTGTCAGACGCAGGAGGGTCTGTTCCCCCTCTTGGTAAACGACCTGCCTGACCAGAGGTGTCCCAATCGTGTCAGCTGGATCAGAGGCGTCAGAGAACACCCGATACCTGACGCCGTAACTGCGATCACCGCTCATGGTGATGATGTCGTCGAGTTCGATCAGCGTGCCCTCGACCGCGACGACCCGCGCAGCCTTCTGAATCGCATCCAGGACCCCGTGGCTGACCCTTACCAGGTCACCTCGGGTGGCCACCCGGACCGGACCCAGCTGGTTCAGCTGATAGGTGTCAGGGCGGTGGATGATCTCATAGGCGCGGCGCAACAATTCACGGTAGATCTCATCGGGATAGACCTTCCCCGGTGCCTCCATCACTTCGGTCAGGTCAATCTCGCCCTCGTAGCCTGGCCAGCGCACAAGCCGTTCGTCTGGCTCGTAGTCGTTTTCGGCATTGCGGAACTTGACACGAAGAGCATGCGGTCTCGTCACATAATTGCGCTCGATCGAAAACCCCCAGGAGTTGCGCGGGCTGATTTCATCGACCGGTAATTCCTGCGGACGATCGATCACCACCCCCCAGAGCATGCCATCGTGACGCGGCGAAGCCCGCCCGGCTGAGGCGACCTGTGCCAGCGCCTGGCGCAGGGTCGTGCTGCCGTCATCCAGAACCCCGTCATACCGCAGGCCCTTCAGGCGGCAGTAGTCGTGCCAGTCAACCAGCAGATCAAGGTCAATGCCCGCATCCGCGACGGGACGAGGATTACCCGGACTTTGCAGGATATAGCGATAAAGCGACGCGGGGTTGCTGGTCGCTCGTCTGATCCAGGTCTCGGTCTCGTGATCCCAGTCCAGACAAACCCGCTTCACGATGGCATTCAGATTGTCGAGCTGTCCGTTGAGCTGATAGGTCGCACGCATCCGCACAGCCAGCAGAGCCAACGGCAGATCGGTGTTGAGCGGATATTCCGGACGCAGGGTCTGCAGCGCAGCCCAAACGGTGCGATCCTGGACTTGCGTCGAAGTGTTCTCGCTGGTCATTCGCGTCAGCCGGATCTGCCAGCGGCCCCGCGACGGAAAGGCAAAACGCTCCAGCCTGTAAATGGTTTCAAGCTTCTTGGCGCCGATCAACATCTCGCGCACCAGCGTCCAGTCGTCACTGCCAATCTCAGCATATTCAATCTTGATCTTCACGCGGCGGATCTGGGGGATCTGGGCTTCGCTGTCGCCATCCATGCGGTACAGACCGGCGGGAAAGGCCAGCACGATCCCGACAGCCGAGGCATCGCGGCCCGTGGTCCGGGTCACTGGCGTCTCGATCGAATCGGCGTCGTCGATGATCTCACCGAGATCGTCGCGCGCCTTGGGCCGGGTCAGTTCGGCGTTGATGCCCTCCTCGACAATCTGACGCGGATAGAGCGTGACAGGCGAATCGTCCGGCAGGCCGAGCCGCAGTTCGGTCTCGACGTCCTCGTACTCCGAGATCGGCGTGTCACCGATCCTGATGTCCGTGATTTCCACCTCACCAATACCGAAGGCGAAGAGACTGACCACGTGCTGCAGATCCCCGACGATGTCAGTATAGTTCGTCGCCGCATATGGCGGGTCATACCGCATTGTGCCCAGCACCACCGGCACCGCACCGTCAGGATTGAGCCTGTTGCGCCATCCAGAAATCGCATAGCGGTTCTCGGCCTGCTCAGGTTCGGACGGAGGCACCAGAGAATTAATCAGCAAGGATCCGACAACATTGACGCCGAGCGTGATCAACCCGCCCGCCAGCTCGGCGGAGATCCCGAGCGCCGACCCGAGGGCTGCACCATAGACGCCACCGAGGGCAATCGCCGCCACAGAGACGAGAATGCCCAGGATCGACCGGCCTCCATCGTCCGCAGGGATCACCCGCAGCACCACATGCACACCGGCATTGGGTCGCACAATCGGCCAGAAGCGCCGCTCGATCATCTGCATGCCAGAGGGGGTGACCAGGGTGATCCGCAGCATCTCAAGTTCGGCTTCAGAAAGACCGGGCAGCGCCCGCCGAACGATTTCGGCCAGGGTGGCGCCGTGCGGCATGTCGAACCGCACCCGACAGGTGACCGGATCAAAGAGTGCAGCCACCAGAACCGGCACCATGGGACGTTCGAGCGCACCGGTCATCCGCGTGCTCCCGCAGAGATCATCTCGACATGGCGGTAATGTCCGGCCAGGCGGTTGCCCCACTTGCCGGTACGGTAATCCTCCAGCTTGGCACAGTCGCGCGCCGCCATGTGGATCATCAGGCCGTGGCGCACGACCACACCCAGATGCGTCGGCAACTTGCCGCGCCGGAACACGGCCAGGTCAAAGGAGACGGCGCTGCCAGACACCGGCACCCAGACCGGCGTCTGTTCGGCGCCGACAATCAGGCTGGCAATTTCGCCATGCTCCTCGACCGAGCCATAACCCAGATAGTCTGGCAGACTGATACTGAGCTCCTCGCGGAAAATGACTGTGGTCAGACCCCAGCAGTCGGCACCCGACCGGTCGCGGCCACGATCCTCGAATGGCAGGCCGATAAAGTTGTTGCACCAATGGGTCACAGGTGCAGGCCCGGAAAGCGGGTGCGGGACATGCGAGGCGACGGGAACAGTTCCTGCTCAATTTCCTCCCGGCCCAGAGCCAAGGTCACCTCCCCCGAAGACATCGAGGACGACTGGATGGTCATGTCGCTCCATTCGGCTTCGATCTCATTCGGGGACGATGCCAGAACATCGGCCATGCGCACGAAAGCCATATCTCCGAAGGACCGCATGAGCCTGGCCATCTCGCCGTCCAGATCTTCCAGCACGATAGCGGCACTGGAGGGCGCGTCTTCCAGATCCGACGGCAGAAGGGCCGATGCCACAACCCAGTGATAGGGTTCGGTCAGCGGGTTGGCGCCGCGCCAGGAAGATCGCGTGCCATACATCCGGGGTTCGTCCGAAAGCCGTTCCGTGTTATCGGTCGAGAGCCTGATCGGGGCGTCGAGGGAGGGATGGCTGATCTCGAAAAGTGCCACGTGGATCTGACCGGAACCTTGGGCATCCTGCGCCTGGCGGGCATTGAGCGACAGGCGTCTCATGGCAGCACCCAGAGTGAAAACGTCATGCGGAATTCGATGCCCTGGACCGCTTGGGCGGGGATCGTGTCGCCAAAGCTGCACAGCCACCGCGCGGCCAGGACAATCGGGACATCGCCGTCGGTCAGAAGCGGCGCACCGTCGCCGGTCGCCAGCCCCCACCCTTCGGTGGTCGGGTCAGGCATGTAGAAAAGCAGGCTGCCATGGCCGGTCGTGACCTCGAAGAAGTTGTCAAAGACCGCCCTTTCCTGACGCGTCAGGATCAGCGACAAGGCGATAGACCGGGCCGGATTGCTGAAGCGGCGACGGTAACTGGGCGGGCCGGTTTCGTTCTGGGTCTTCAGCCGCGCCTCCTGCCAGCTGAGTTTCCAGCTGTTGCGTTCCGGACGGGGCAGCTCCTCGGGCCAAACGGCATAGGTCATCGCAAGTGCCCCCGCTGCTGCAGCGAGTACTTCTGTTCCAGCGCCCTTGGCAGCGGGTTGCCGCGCTGGCTGACCGCAGCGGCACCCTGCGCGCCGATGGTCATGGATAGTTGCCGCCCGCCGCGTCCGTCAGGAGTTTCCTCCTGGGCGACGGCCTGACCGGTCAAATTGTAGACGTTCACCGCCGTCAGCCCGCCGCTCTGGCCCGATGCCTGGTTTCCGCTGAAACCGGGAAAGACCTGACCGGCGCTGGCATATCCGCCGTCGCGGTATCCGCGCATCGCGCCGCGCCGCATGGCGTCCAGGTTTCTGACGCCGATCCGCGCGGTAGATTTGGCGTCGAAGACGTATTCCTTCTCGTGAACGAAGCCTGCAACGCGCGCAGGATCGGTGCCACCAGTCTGACCGCCAACGTCAAACCCGGGCAAGCCCGCTGCCCCCGCAATCCCGGCGACCAGGCCGCCCAAGAGGTTGGTCTGAAATCCCTGACCGCCCCCGCCACCGGTGATGGCTCCGGACAGGGCAGAGCCGAACACGTCAAAGCCGTTGCCCAGGACGCCCAGGTTGTTGGTCGCATCCGTGGTGGTGGCCCCGAACTTCTCCATCGCCTGATTGGCGGCCGTCAGGCGCTTGTCGAAATGCATAGCACCCTCGGGGTTCGCCGCAGACCAGCCTTGCGGGCGCTCGAACCCGACAAAGGCACCGGTAGCCTCACGCACATTTTGCGACGCCATGAGACGTTTCATGGCACCGTTCTCGGAGGTCTGCAGCTCCTTCCAGGCGAATTCGAGCTGGGCGTTGACGTCGCCCAGGTTGCCCTTGCCGCCGATATCAGAGAGAAGCCCCTGGCCGCGTCCTGCATGGTGCTGGAACAGTCCGAAGGATGTACCACCATCCCCAACGGATGCTGGATTGAACCCGCTTTCCGCGCTCATGTTTCCCATGATTCCAGCGATCTGATGTGGCTTCAGACCCTTGTCGGCGAAGAATTTCCATGCCTGATCCTGGACAACCTGGCTGCCCGGAAGCGGCCCAGAGGTGACGCCGGGCACCTGAAGCGCTGCACCGTTGACGTTGGCCACCTGTCCAGGAGCCATGCCGCCATTGATGACAACGCTGGCGGCGGTGACGGTCATTGCGCCGACGTCCATGGATTTCGAAGAGATTTGCGGCACCCGCTCGCCGGTGAATGCGCCGGTCAGGCGCTCCCAGATGCCGCCCAAACCGCCCACATCGCCGAGGGTGCCCATGTCGGTGCCCAAAAGGGCATTCTTCAGTGGATTGCTGACAGACATCTCCAGCAGCATGCCCTGCAGATCATTTGCCACACCCTGCAAGGCACCGCTGAGATCGCCGTTGCTCAGCTTGTCGACGATGCCATCGATGGCGCTTTCGCCAGCCGAGCGGACATTGTCCCAGGCGTCAATCTGGCGGTTCAGCTCACGGGTCTCGGCCGCCATGGCCATGGCGGCGTCACGCATGCCCTGAGCCTCGGCGCTGCGGGCCGGAATACCCGCCTCGCGGATGGCACGTTCGGTTTCGAGCAGGGCGATGGTGCGGGTGCGTTGTTCGGCGCTGGCGCCAAGCAACGCGGCCTCGACCCGCAGCCGTTCGAGGGTTTCGCGCTGACCCCGGATGAAGCCATCGGCGGCGGCGCGATTTTCGAGATCGGTGAGACCTGCGTAGCTTTGGCGCAATTGCGCGATGATGCCGGTCAACCGGGCCAATTCTGCCCCCTGAGCGGACGCGGCGGCGGCAATCAAAGGACGCAGCTCAAGCTCCTGCTGCAGCGCGCGGTTTGCCTGTTCGGACGTCATCGTTCCCGCTGCAACCTGACGATTCAGCTGACGGCGGATTTCCAGCTCTTGCTGCGACATCTGGATCCGGGCTTCGGTTGCCCCCAGCGCTTCGCCAAGCGACCGGTTTCGGGCGCGGTCGGCTTCGGTTGCGATCTTGGCGGCCGAGACCTCGTCACCTGCCATCTGAAGCCGGACGCGCCGTGCTTCCAGCTCGGCCCGCAGCAACGGATTGCGCTCGTTCTGGATGGCAATGTCGATCCGGTCCAGTTCCGACGCAATTTTCTGACGGTCGATCAGGCCCTGAAGCGCGTTGGACTTGCCTTCGATCGCGGCATCGATGCGCGACCGCTGGGTGCCGTCCTGACCCGGCGCTCCGCGCCCGGCCTGAAGCGCTGCGATCTGGTTGCGCAGCTCCTCTTCGCGCATCGGAGTTTTGTTAACGTCAGACTTTTCGGCAATGTCGAGGGACATTTCCCCAATGCGGGCCTGTTCTAACGCCCGCCCAGCTGCCTCTTTCTTTCGGACATCTTCTTCAGCCTGGCTGATTTCGGCAAGCAACTCGGCTCGCTCGGCGCGCAAGCGTTCTAGTTCGGCTCGTGTATTTTGATTGGTGACCTTTTTGCGGACCCTAATGATTTCCGCGTCCAGACCTCTCAGCCGATCCTCTGGTGATATTTTTGCGGTCAATACGGTGTTGATCGTCGATCCAATCGCATCGCCTGCATTGGATGCCATGGCCTGTACATCCTGCCAGGCGCGTCCCAGAGCCGTCGTGGCCTCGGACGCATCAGCCAGCCGCCCTGGCAGCGCCTCAAGCAGAACGGCCTGCGCTTCGCTGACGCGGTTCTGCGCCGCCAGGTTGCGGGCATGGCGGGCGGTGGCCGCATCGATCAGCCCGTATTTCTGATAGAGCGCGTCCGCCGCCTTGGCCGGATCGGAAAACATCTCGGCGAGCGCACCGCCCGCCGCCGCCGCATCGAGACCCAGCGTGGCACCAAAATCTTCGGACATGGCGATCAGATCTTTGAAATGGTCCGATCCAATCCGACCGGTGTTCAGGAACCCGACCTGCATTTCGCGCGCCGCTTTGATCGAGATGCCCGCCGCCGCTGCCGCCGCCCGCGCCGACGCCTCCATTTCCGCCGCACTGCCCGCCGTCGCCCGGCCCAGTCCCTCGCTGGCCGTGGTCACGGCCTTGGTCGAGATTAGGTATCCGTTGAACGATGTAGCCGCGACCACTGCGGTCGCCGCCGTGGCCCCGATGGCCAGACGGGCCGGTGTCAGAAAACCTCTGACCGCCTGCAAAGTCTGGCCAAGCCCGCCGAAAATGTCAGTGATCTGCGGACCCTGCTGCAGCAGCACCTGCAGGGGCGGCATTCCCAGCGCCAGAGACTGGAACGTATCGCTGAGCTGAAACCGCAGGTTCTGCGCCTCAAATGCCGTGAGCTTCATGGTTCCCGAGCTGGACTTCAGTGCGCGATCACTCCGGTCGATGCTTTGCACCGAGCGCTCGTAGCCGGTTTGCAGGCGCGCCAGTGCTTCAGCGTGTTCCCGGCGGCTCAACGCGCCGATCTGCTCAGCCTTGTTGATGTTTTCCAGCTCGCGCTCGTATTCCCGCTGGGCAGCATAGAGCGGGGCGTATTTGGCCCGCAGATCGTCGATCTGTTGCGGATCGGGGCCGGGCGTCGAGCCGGGCTGGGGACCGGCTCCTGGCGCACCCGGCGGTACGGCCAGAGATTGCGGCCGCGCGCCGTTTGCGCGATGCGCGGCCGCACGGGCCTCTTCTTCGGCCCTGGCCAGATCCCGCGCGGCCTCAGCGGCGGCACGGGTGGCGGCAGTGTCCTTTTCCAGGCCGTCGGTATGGGACTTTGTCGCAGCGGTCGATTTGCCGGTCTGACCCGTGGCCTTGTCGACATCGCCCTTCAGATCGGCCAGCGCAGTTTTGGCCTGAGACGTATCGCCGCGAAACACCAGTGAGTAGTTAAGCTGCTTGTCGGCCATTACACCAGTTCCCCGAATGCGGCCAGTGCGGCCAGCTCCATGTCCTGCAGATCCTCAAAGACCCGGTCCGCCGCACCCATTCGGCGCAGCACGATATCGACCGCGCCATAGTCCAGTCCCAGATGCACGTAACCACGGTTCCGTGGGGCGGTGCGCCACTGGGTCTGGCAGCCGAGAAATGCGGTCACGCTCTCCCAGTTGCAGGCCCAGACGGCGAAGGTGTCGCCGTCGTCGTCACCGGGGGCCTCAGCTTCAAACGCCACACCCATGGCGGCAAAGTCACTGAGCACCCGGTCGTCGGCGGTGACCGGCACAGTCCGGTCGCTTCGACCCAGCGACGCGAAGGCCCAGGCCCGCGCCGCCGCCTTCAGTTTCCCAGGCGGACTTCCTGACCGTTAATGCTCTGACGATAGGCGTCGTAAACGCCGATCCGGAACCAGGTCTGCTGCAAGGCATTGCCAAAGGTCGCGTCGTTGAACGGGATCGGGGCTTTGTCCGGCCCGACCACGTCGTCCCAGTTGCGGCTGATGCGTCGCAGCCAAGCGCGCTCATGTGCGGCTTGCGCTTCGGCGGTCGTCAGTCCCTGGTAGCCATCTGTATGGGCAACGGCCTCGTCCTGGTCCTGCGCCTCGAACTGGATCTTGAATTGCTGTTCGACAATTTTTCCGGGAGTATCGGGATCCGGAATGCGCACGGTGACAGGCCACCAGTAGAGCTGCTGTTCGGTGAGGACAAAATTCATGGACATTCTCCGGATCAGGGGTGTCAGAAACCCCGGGCGCGCTGACGCCCGGAGCCGGTCAGCGGACGACGATTTTCATCTCGTCGAGGCCCGTGTCGGGGCAGAGCATCAGAGGCAGCGAATAGTTGACGATGCCGTCGGTCGCGCCCTGGGTTGGACGACCGATCTCGACCTCAGGCGCGGTGATCTCGACGATGTTGCCAGCCGTGGTGCCATGAACGATCGATAGTGCCGCGCGCGTGCGCGCCTGAGCGATGGCAAACCAGTTGATCGTCGCGAGCGACGTCGCCTTGAGCACGGCTGTGCCGGTGCTCTGACGGTTGGTGATCTTGATTTCTTCCTCACCGATGAGGAAGCGCGGGGTCACCGTGTTGCCAAGATCGATCGACAGGCTTTCGGCCACCGAGGTCCAGCCGTGAAGGGTCAGAACCGTGTTGGCTTTGGAAACGGGCAGCGGCTTGATCAGCCCGGCCGCGCTGACCGCCGGATTGGTCTGATCACTGATCGTGCCGAGCAGGCCCATGAGATTGAATCGGTACTGCGGGATGCCTTTGGCGTTGTACGTCTTGGCGACGGTCCCGCGAGATCCCAGAAGGACGTGCCGGACCTTGTCCATGACGAAATAGATCGACCCTGAATCCACATCGTCCTCAATGATCTCATAGGTCACATCGGTGGCAGCGGTCACCGTTTCGGAAAATCCGCAGATTCGCAGCAGCGAGCCATAACGCGGCACGGTCCCGGCGGCACCGGCACCGGCGATCTCGATGTTGAACTCCAGCCGGGCATAGATGCCGGCCAAGATGATGCCCTGCGAGCCGAGGTGCGGCAGAATGAGATCGCGCGGTGCGTCTTCCCCTTCCATCGGCGAGAAGGTGACGTTGCTGGCAATCATCGCATCAACAGTGCCCGGCGTGATGTCCGTGGCATAGGTGGTTTCGATCTTGTGCAGGATCGCCAGTTTGCGCTCAAAACGGTCAGCCATGGTCAGTCGCCCTTCTTGGCCGCGTCAGCCGTAGCGGTGGCTTCGGACGGTGTTGCGGTTTGGGGAGCAGGTGCAGGCGCGGGCTTTGTCGCCTGCTGCACTTGCTTGAGCTTTTTGGTCTTCGGATCGCGGGTGAAGCGACCGCCAGTCGTTGGTCTGTCCATTGTCAGGCTCCTGTCAGAAATCGGCTGGTTTCCCATGTCTGGGCGTAAATCGTGACGCTGTTTCCAAGCGCGCTGCCTTCGCCACCCACCAACTCGAAAGGGTCGCTGGACTCAAACGGGGACCACCCCGCCAGGGCACCCTCGATCGAGGACTTGAAGCCATCGAACATCAGGGCGCGCTCAGATCCTCTGGCGTCGTTGTGCTGGCGGATCACAAAGGCGACCACGACCTGAACTTTCACCTTCTGACGGAACCCGCCGGTGGAAAGCGGATTGGGCGTCGCCCGCTCGCGCCAGGGCACGACAAAGGCGGCGCCGTGGTCGGCGGCAGTGCTCTTGGCCAGCGCCTCGATGTCCTCGGCCACCTGGACGGCCGTCATGGCCGTCGCCTCGTCCTGCAGGCGCTGAACGATCTCGGCAATCATCTCCAGCCCCCCAGTGCGCAGGGTGTGAACACCTGGTCTGGAGAAGAAGACAGGTGGCCTTCCGTGGTGGCAGGGTCAGCACCGGCTGCGTCGGGAATGGCAATCAAGCCGCGCGAGACATCCTTGAGCGCCTTGATCGCATCATCGTAATCCTTGACCACGTGCTCGGGAGCACCGTCGCGGTGCAACCGGTAGCGCGCGATCGACACGGCCCAGGTGGTGACAAGCCTTGGCGTGGTCGCCAGTGGCAGGTTGTAGCGCACCCCGACATAGCCGTTGATCTCTTCGTCCGCGTCTTCCAGCGCGGCGCCGATCACGTCGGCATCGGCCTCATCATCGCCATCGCGGTCAGAAATCTGAAGGATCTCGGTTTCACCGGCGCGCTCGACCAGGTCTGTGAGGGTGGCGTAAGACATCGGATCAGGCTTCAGGCAGGTCGATGCGGGACGGCTGGAAGACCGCGCGGTTCGCGGCCATGAAGCCCTGTTCGATCTGCGTGCGGCCTATCGCCAGCCAGCGCTTGTCGGTGGCGGGATCTGCGGCGAGGTCATCGAGAACCCGCAGCACGCGCTCTTCGAGATGCTTGTTGATCTGCACCTGGGCAACGGCCGCGTCGGTCTGCGGACGGTATCCGGCGACGGGCAAACCAGTGTTCGGAGCTTTGGTCATGATGTCTGATCCGGCTGGACTTCATGCACGAGAAGGTCGGAACCGCTGTGAACGTGAAACTCGCGCTCTTCCCCAGCCGCAACCTGCTGCGTCCATTCCGGGTTGCGCGTTGCTGTATCGACGCTTGTGACATCGACGGCCCAGCCATGCTTCGCCCGAACAATTACAGATGTGGTCATATTGGAACTATCCTCTGGAAGATGCGCCGGTTTGGACTCCCGCCCCGGCGCTTTGGTCTGTCCGCTCTCGCGGTGCGTTCAAATCAGGCCGATCAAACCTTGTCCGGTGCGCGCGGGTCGGGCGTCAGGAAGGGCGAAAGCCAGAGATACCGGGGGACGGGCAGTTCCCCGGTGGCCGGGGGGAGAGACGCCAAATCGATCTCGGCCGAGACTTCGGCGAAAAGGAGCGCCGAGTCGGCGGGGATCAGGGCCTGAGCGGTCGCGATTTCAGGTGCGACCAGGAGCGTTGGCATCGTATCGGCTTCGGAGACCGAGAGGATATCGAGGCCAGCCGGGGCCGTATCGTCGCAAGCGGACAGCAGGCCCGCCACGCCGACTGCGGCGATCAGTGAGAGAGTGGAGAAAATGCGCGTCATGGGGTTTCCATCTGCTGGGGTTGAAAGCGGGGCGACGGCATTGCCGCCCCGCCCGAGGGTCACGAATGACCTGAAGCTGTGGATCAGCTCTTCTTGGGTTGCGCTGCACCCTTACGGGTGGTCTTCGCGCCTACGATCGGGGGGGTATCCTGCTCGGTCTGCGTCTCGGCACCGGCGGCTGTCCTGACCTGGGCCAATTCGGCTTCCAGAGCCTTGATCCGGACATCCGCGTTTTCTGCCGCCTGGGCGAAGCCATGCGAACGTTGATCTGCCTCTTCGGCGCGGGCATTCGCCGCTTCCGCCTGAGCGAGCGCTTTGTCCTTTTCCGCCGTCAGACCGGCCAGTGCGGTTTCGACAGCCGCTGCGACGATTGCATTGGCGATTTCTTCGGCACGGGCACTAACCAGGGCTTCGAATGCCACATCGACTTCGTCGCCAATCTGCACTTCCCCTTCAACTCCGGGAACGGCGCCAGCGTCAAAGAGCTGCGACGCAACCATCGGCGTCACCCAGACCGCCTTGCCTTTCGGTTCCCGCACGCCGTCGATCTTGGCGGGGGCGATCAGGGTGACTTCGAATTTTGCGGGTTTTGCGGGAGTGTCCATCACGATGCCGCTGCCCCTGCGTTCTGAAACAGAAACCCGCCTTCGATGCCGACGATGTAGGGGCGGCGCTCGACCTTGGTCGGGTAGATCCAGCTATCGTTCGAGTTCTCGAAGTAGCCGGTCTGGACCTGTGGATAGCCGCGCAGTTCGTAGGTGTAGCCGTAGGCCGGGACCATAAAGTTGTCGCCGGTCATCGGCACGTATGCCAGGATAGCATCGTCGCCCCAGACGTCCGTCGCCATCTCCGATTCGGCGGCCGTCTCGGGCAGATAGACTGCCTTGCCAACGATCACCTTCGGGATCCGGAAATACGCTGCCAGCATCTCGACTGTAATCGAATCCTTCGAGGTGTACTTGAACGCGTCCCTGATATCCGGGTGATCGCAGAGGCCGTTGAACGCACTGGGACTGAGCGCCAGCGTATTGCCATAACGACCGATGGAGCCTCTGATCGCTTCGTTCGCGTCACGCACATCTGCAAAGGGTGTGCTGGCCGAAGCCGTCCACCGGTCAGTGCCCGTCAGCGCCAGCTTGTGGTTACCATCATAGCTGGCGGCAGTGCGCGCCATGTTGGCACATTCGAATTCCAGCCCGAGATCGAGAACATCGAGCACCATGCTGACGGCGTTCGCACTGAGATCGATGCCCGGAATGCTCTGAGCCTCTTCCTGATGCTCGACCGGAACCAGCGCCTCCAGAGCATCCTGGACAAGCGACACCGGATCGGAGGCGTAGCCGTACTGGATGCGCTTCTTGTCGGCACCCGGCGCACGGCGGGTATTCACCATACGGAAGCTTTCCTTGCCGAACTTCAGAACACGCATCGCGCGGTTCGGGATCGGCACACGCGGAAACAGCAACTGCGAGATGAATTCGAGATTGCGATAGCCGCGCGCGTGGGTCGAGAGGATCGGATCGATGACCCCGGCGGTGCGCGTGTTGAGAACGGTCTGGTTCATGGTCTGGGGTCCTTAGCGGATGAGGATATCGAGATAGGCACCGTCCGCCGCAGCGGTCAGCGCGGTGGCGAAGACGTTGGCCGAGGCGGGATCGGCCACGGCGACTTCAACGCCGCCACCGGACGAGGAAATCAGCTTGGCGCCGACCGTCACCGCGCCGGTCGCCTTGACCCGGATCGTGCCCATCACCAGGACGGCGATGTCCTGGCCGATTTCGGTGCAGGGGTTTAGGGCAACGCCGAACACAGCAGCATCGTCTGCCGTGATCTTTGCGCCCGCAAAGCTGATCAAGTCACCGGCTGCAAACACGCTGGTGGCGGTGACTGTCAGGTTGAGGACGCTCTTATAGGTCATCATGGCGTGGGGTCCTTTCAGGAAACGGCGCGCACGGCGGCGAGATATTCGGTACCGGGATGCTGGCGCTGGTAGGCGGTGGCCTTGGTGTGCAGCTCAAGTTGCTCGCCATCGACCTGCTTTCCGTCCGACGCAAAGCTGGCATTGGAAGTCTGCGGATCGCCACCAAGGTCCTGACGACCGAAGGAGACGGCCTTGGGCTGTTCGGACAGGACCTGACGGATCGCATCGGCCGGACTGATCTTGGCACCGCCTTCCGCGAAGGAGACCGACGCCTCGGACGGCAGCGTGTCGAGAAGCGCGACGACCTTGTCCTTCGAGGCGGGCAGAATCTTTCCATCCGCCACCAGGCTGTCGGCAAAAGCGACGTGGTCCGTGTGGCGCTGCTTGTCCTCACGCGCCTTCAGTGCGGCGTCGCGGGTGTTCAGATCGGCTTCGCGGGTGGCGAAGTCGGGATTGGGCGTGGTGGTCACGGCGGGATCCTTTTCGGGGTCGATGGCAGGGATGGTGGTGATTGGGGCAGGCGCGCTGAACCGGGTGCGGTTGGCATCGATTTCCATGTCGTCGAGCCATTCGATCGCGTAGGTCGGCAGGGCCTTGTCGGCGTCTTCCATGCCGAATTTATCGATGATGAAGTCACGCAGGCCGCGCAGCAGGCTGGCAGTTTCCTGAAACCCGCGCTCGCCAAAGGCGGCGGTGAAGGTCGCAGCTTCGGTGGTCGTGACGGAAAATTTGACGTTCTTCAGGCCCGATACAGCCGGTGCTGCGCCCCCCAGAAATCCAACGTGCTTGGGATACCAGGTGCCGGGCACCGGGTTGGCTTCCTGGTCGGGCCGGAAGAACGACATCGAGACCTTCTTGTAGCGACCGGCCTTGACTGCCTCGGAAAACGCCGGATCGATCTCGCCCAGCGTGGCAAAGAGCCGTCCATCGGTGGCGTCGAACTCGAAGCCGGTGATCCAGCCGAAGGCCGGCGCATCGGTGGCTGGGTGCCCAACCACGACTGGCGCCGGTGCCGTGTCGAAATCGTAGATATCCGCGATCGCCGCAAGATCCGCCGCCGAATAGGTCAATGCCCCACCACCCATCGGCGTGAAGGTGCCTGGGCGGAAGACTTCGATACGGGCGGTGGCGGGCGTTGCGTCGGGCATTGTATCCATCCAGGCTGAGGTGCTGGTGGGACCATGGCAGGCGCGGGAACGTGGGTTAACCGGACCTATGTCCGGTCCGGACAATCGGGACGACTGGCAGCGAACCGGATCCGTCCGTGCGCTGCGGCTGGACCCCATGCCGTGAGATTGGGGCTCAGAGCGTTTATAACGGCACCTTAACGGGGGTTCTCGACTTCGCCGGGGGACTTGGGCGGGTCACGGCGAGATAGCGCTCAGCGGGCCATTTTCAGGAGACGGTTTTCAGGGCTCGTTCAGCCAGGCATCGGCTATTTCTATGATGATCTCCTGATCCTCGGCCGAGACCCCGAGATAGGGCCGCGCGGGAATGGTGATCTCATGGGCGGGAATGGTCACCTCGCTGGCGAAGTTCGATTTCGACTTCCTGCGAAAAGTCGGATCGAAGGTATCAGTCCGCTTGTCGTAATTCTGGTAGATCGTTGCCTGACGCGCCGCCTTCTTGATCGTGCCGCCCAGCTGGTGAATCGCGGCGTAGACCTTGGGCGAGCCGATGCTGACCTGGCCGTCGCCCACCTCCATGGTCCGATGGTTGATCGATGCCATCAATCCAGTGTTCTTGGTGGCCTGAAGGATCTTGATCGGGGTTTGTTTGCGCTTCTGGCGCGCCCGGACCGTCGCGGGCTTGAGTTGTGCCCAGGGCACGCCGTCCGGCGAGCTTTCGGATTCAAAGTTGTCGCGGGTCGAATTCAGCAGGTGCTCGCCAACATTCTTGAAAAAGCCCACCGGCCTGTCCATCCGTCCGATCATGTCCTGCAACTTCGCGCGAAGTTCGGCGTCGTCGATCTCGACTGTGACACTGATCCCGGTCATCTTGAATTTTCCTTCAGTTGAGCGCATGTTCGTGATGTCAGACGCGCGATGACGACCGGTGATGGTCCAGCGAAGTGCTCTGGCACGCGGGCCGGATCACCCCGGCCCGTCATTTCTTGGGCCTCTTCCACAAAAGTTTTCCGCCACGCCGCTTGTCCAGGGCGCGCAGATCCGGCTTGCCGTTTCTGGTCGTCAGGTTGAACGCGGTGATCGCCTCCCAAAAGCGCTGGCCGACCTGGTAGACGATCAGAAGACCGGTAGCGCTGTCGGTTCGAATATAGCGGCGATCAACGATAAGCTCCTCATGTTCCTTGTCGGCAGGATCCGGGCGCCGGGTCACGCCAAGCCAGATCTCGTCAGGATCCATAAGAGCTTCGGCCAGCAGCGGCGTCAGGGTAGCCCGGTCGCGCTTGCCGACTTTCCAGTTGCCCTGGGCATTGCGGAACAATTCGTCGGAAACCGGAATTCGCCCACCTGCATTGTCCTCGAACAGAACGGCTCTTCCGATGTCAGCCCCGAACGGGCGCAGGAAGCCACGGACGTAATCCTCGTCCGCCAGCCCTTCTGCCATGGCTTGCGAGGTGAACGGCACAGATGCCGCCAACAGATCGTCCAGCGGCTCGGGCTTGTCTATCTCCACGACCATTTTCGGATTGACCAGAGTAAGGCCGTCGACCTCGTCAATCAGTTGGGATGGGACAAGCCCCTGTTCCCAGTGATTGCCCGGCTGATAGTCCCAGCCATAGCCTACACCTTTGGGCTTTTCCGATGGTTGGCCGCTGGTCTTGTCCAGGATCGGCTCCATGACAATCTCGGGCGATTTGTCCGGCCCGTCCTTGCCCAGACGCTTTAGATCGCCTTTGGACAAAGTGCGCACACCGCAGCTGCAGAGCCAGTCGTTGGGCGGAAAATGCGTCTCCCAGAACGGATCATCCCACATCAGCACAAGCTTGTCCCAGGCCAGATGCTGCGGGCGCGGCGTGATCGGGGTGCCCGCGTCGCCATGCCGGTACTGCCAGTAGGGCCGCAGCCGAACCACGTCCGGATCGCGCATCTGGCGCAGACGACCAGCCATGAAGCTTGTCCGGATGTTGGTGGCAAAGATCGTGCGGATGCGCCATTCCCGCCCGCCATTATACGACCAACCATGTTTTTCGACGATCTGGTCGAAGTCGCGGGCAAATGCCTTTTCATCCCAGGTATCGATCGCCTGGGCCACCGCGTTCTTGAAATCCTCGACCAGCGCCAGATCGGTGGCACCGGCCACCACGAACTTGCGGTCGTGGTGGCCGCGCAGGGTATCCGTCCAGACCTTCGACGGGGCAATGCGTTTCTGACGCAGGAAGTCGATCTGCTCCTGAAATGGCTGGCCGCTGACCTCTGTGGCGAAACCGGTGCCTTCCGCGTCCCGGAACACGGCGTCGCGGCCTTCCCACGCCGCGAGCTCAAGTGCGTCGCCAATCAACCGGGCCTGCGCGTCCGGCGTCCAGCGCGCGGCAAGGGCCAGCAGGTTGCGCATCACCTGCGCCGGATCGGCTTCATTTACTGCAGTGCGGATCGCCCGAAGACGGCGCTCGACATGCGGTCGGGAAAGCGCGGCGAGCTGCCCAGCAATCCGCGCCACAGACCCTTCATCTTCGGCCAGGCAGACGTGGCTCAGGGCTTTTTTTTTGAGCGGGTCGGAGGAATCCGAGAACTCCGGATCACGTGGCTGCGCCGGATCAAGGACGATCGGATCCTGCGACGGCAGCGGATTCGACCGGGTCGCAACCAGCTGATCAATGACGCGCTCCGACAACCCGTCGGTCAGCTCGAACGACGTAATGTATTCGCGTGCATCGTCATCATTGTCGAATCTGGCTGAGGAGGACACAACTTTGGTCAGGGCCGCGTCAACATTCTTTGCCGCGTCGGCCTTCGCCTTGCGGGTGTTGGCGGCGTCGGTTTCGTTCTTTGCCCGGATGCGCCAGATGCGCGGCACGGCGGCACCCGGCACGTTGTAATCCACAATCCACGTCAACAGTTGCTCGCGCAGGCTGTCCGACAGAAGATCCCCGTCGCTGTCGACCAGGTTCTCCAGCATCTGCTCATGGGTCTGCGATGCTGCTCTGGACCCGGATTTTCCTAAATCCGTGGTCAGCGTCTCGCCATTCACACAGATCGAGATCTGCTTGTCCCAGTACGTCAGGAAATCCTGATACGTGACGGTGCCTGACCGTGTCGCTTCGAGGAATTTGACGTCGCTGCCGATCGGCAAGACGATCGAGGACGCGGTCCGGATCTGATCGAGGGTGTTGAGCATCCGGCGCTGCTCGGCGCTGTCCTGGCCGTAAGGCATCTCGGCCACGGCGGTCGGGCCCGCGAACTTTTCGAGGAAGTGCAGCCAGAAGGAGATGCCCTCGCGCTTGAAAAACACCGGCCAGAACAGGCGGGTGCCAAGCCCGAGACCGTAGGGATTGTTGCCCTTCACGCCGAAGCGGTGAACGAGGAACTTGCGGTCCGGCAACTCCTCGCCGTGCAGGATGTTGGTATGGGTCAGCAGACGCGGGCGCCAGTCCTCGCCAAACGCAAAGCGGCGCTGGTCGTGGGGCACAACGTCGACGGGCCGGATCCGATTGCCGTCGCGCGCCCAGACCACTTCGCTGATCGCGAATCCTTTCAGGGTGGCGTCCAGAAGATCCTCGCAAATCCGATCAAACGGCAGAGCGTCAAGAAACTCGCGCACCACCTCGGCCGCTTCGACGTCCAGATTGGCGTCCGAGGCAGGCTCAACCTCCCAGGTCCGCGCCACCAGTGTCTTCTTGCGCTTCTGCAGCATGGCAAACGCGTGGGTGTCCCGTTCAATCTCGTCATAGAGCTTGAGGCCCTTGCCGCCGCCACGCGCCAGGAGTGTATCATCGATCGGCTGCAGCGTGGTGCTGAAGAACGGGATAGTGATGTCGTTGCGGGCATTGGCGATCAGCATGCCAGCCTGAGACGGCAGATTCTTGCGCCCGGATTTTTTCAGCTTGTCGTTCTTGACCTTCATAGCCTGTAGTCTCCCAGCTTGCCGGAGCCGCCCGACTGCGATGTCATGATCCCGCCACCGCCACCTGCGACGCCACCCGAATAGTGCAGTGCGTTCTGCCAGAGCATGTCGAGACAGTCCGGCCCGTCATCATGATCGGCATTCGGCCATTGCTGGAGCTGATCGATCAGCGTCGTGTGGCCCATGTTGAAACGGATCAGCCCAGCCGCGACCGGCGGCTGCAGGCGCTCAATGCGCAGGTTCTTGTCGGTGTGCGGAATGATCGGAATGGCAGAGATCCCGATTCCCTGCTTTGCGGCCTCGGTCATCAGAGTGGTCCGCAGGAACTCCTGAAACTGCACCGCTTCGATGAACCACAAAAGACAGCGGTAGTCGCGCTGCATGGCGATGGTGTCCGAAACGATGATATCGGGCAGACGGCGGCGGATCGACGCCTCAATCACATCCAGCCGCCCGGTCAGGCGATCGAATCCACCGACCAATATGGCCGAAGGGTCACGGCCCTTGCCCGCCTTGCCAAGCGAGGGATCGACCGCGCCGAAGAAGACCAGATCCGGCTTTCTGGCAGACCAATAGATCAGCTTGGTAAACGGATTGCCGTCGGAGAGCGGCTTGTTCTGGTATTCGCTCTGGAAGGCATCGTGGGATGCCGCGCGCTCCAGCATCAGGAAGATCAGCGGCTGCACCGCTGGCCAATTCACGACGGCACCGGCGTCCATCTGGATGTGGGCCTTCTCGTAGAAGGCACGGGCGGCATCTTCGCCGTCGTTGTTGTAGACCTCCTCGAACAGGTCCCAGAGGTCCATCCGGTCGGGCCAGCTGACGATCGCCTGAAACTCGGTCACCTTCCAGACAGGCGACTTTGCCGCCCGGACCAGGACAGCATCAAAGTGCAGAACGGTCCCGACCCAGATCACATCCATCGACCCGTCTGGCGGTCCGACCTTCAATGCGGCACGCGCGATCCAGCTTTCCAGCTTCTTGCGTTGTTCGGGCGAGCGCACGTTCTCGTCGTTTTCCAGATCGTCAAAGAACATCAAGTCGGGACGAAACGGACCATGCCGACGGCCCCGGATCTTCTTCGCCGCACCAAGGCCTTCGACGCGGATGCCGTTGCGCGTTACGATTTCACCTTCCCGCCAGACCCGCCCCGGACCGCAGGCATTCTCGAAATCGTACTTCAGGCGGGCGTTGCTGGTCAGCTCGGCCTTGATGGCTTCCAGCAGCAGCGCTGCCTGCTCATAGACGTCACAGACCTCAAGAATGTACTTCTTGCGGCCCGTCACGATGCAATAGAGCGCGAACCCCAGACTGAGGTGGGTCGATTTTGACGAGCCACGCGGCGCGATGAACAGATCCCGCACACCTCTGTCGCTGGCAAGGATCTCAGGCACACGGGCAAAGACGTGCTGGTGAAACAGGCTGTGTTCGCCCTTTACGTAGTGCGGAAGATAGGTCTCCATGAAAAACTGGAAGCCGGTGTCCCGATCCGCGACGGATTTCTGACGCTCTGCCCGTGCCGAGGCATCGGCGGGAAAGGCTGACACCGACAGATCGATCCAGCGGGCAAAGCCTTCTGCCATATTGGCCAGCGACTCGCGAAAGTCCTTGGCACTGATCGCAGCCTTGAGACGGGGTTGCTTGATCATGTGGCGTACAGCTCTGTCAGGCGATCACCGAACGGCTCGATGATCTCGATGATGGCCGAGGCGTGTTGCGGATAGTTTTCCTGCACAAAGCGCAGCAACTCCTGAAGCACATGCTGTGCAACACCCAGCTCGGAAATTTTCGGGGCCAGTTTGCCTGCGGCCGAGGTCATCTTGGTCATCGCATCGGCCAGCGAGACCAAGTGTTTGACCTTCAGTTCCGTGGTGCCGTCGCCGTGCTTGATATCCTCCAGCAGCGTCTGGGCCATCATCATGAAATCTTCGACCACCGAGGAAACAACCGTCTCGACGCCTTCGCCCGCGATGATCGAGGCAGAGCGTGCGATATCCCAGTTGTCGCCATTCGCCAGCGCCTTTTTCTTCCAGCGCGCAAAGGTCGCGGGATGGATGCCGTGCGCCAGGGCGATCGTGACGCCGTTCATCCGCCGGTAGACATAGTCGGACCGGGCCTTGCGGCGCTTGTCGTCATTGGCCATACGCGAATCCTTTCCACGTCAAAGACCCCGCCCGGTGGGCAGCGGGGCGGGGTACAGATGCCAGGCTTCGGGATGGACCGGGCATCAGGCGCCCCCTTTTCATCTGGTTGTTCAGAGCGTCTTTCCGGAGCGGTGGTCCGCGACGCGGGCCATGCCCGCACGGGCGCTCTGCCAGGCGGTAAACAGGCCGAGCGCAATTGCCACTCCGCCGACGACAGGGCCATGGGTCGCCAGAAGGTCCTGCGCCGGGGTCGCGATACCGCCCGCTTCGTCCACCGCTCCGGTCAGCTGCTCGATCAATGCCAGAACGCCGCCGCCGGTCAGGGTCAGCCCCGCCACGCCGGTCGAAAGCGAAGCCGCGGCAATGCGACTGCCGCTGCCTGCGAGAGACAGAAGTGAGGCGGAGCCCCGCTCGGGCGCTTGTTCCCGCTTGGCTGGCGTGGCCAGCAATTCCGCCGTCACCGGTCCGACCAGGCCATCCGTCACCAGATTGTTGTCGGCCTGAAGCGCCAGCACCGCAGATCGCGTCAGTTTTCCGAAAATCCCGTCGCAGGTGCCAGGCAGATAGCCAAGGTCAGTCAGCTGCCGTTGCAGTAATTTCACATCCTCACCGCGATCGCCGAGCTTCAGCATGCGCCCAGGCAGTTCCGGTAAACCAAAATCCCGATGCTGAGCGGGCGGCGAGATGGCACCCATAGGCCGGATCGGGATCGTCATGCGACCTTTTGCGTCAAGGCCGAGAACCGCGCGGTAATCGAACACCGGACAGGTCTTGTTCGCCACCTCGCAATGGCCGTGAAAGGTGATACCGCCGCCATAGGCCCGATTGATCTGGTCGCAGAGATCCCTCAGCGCGTCGAACTGGTCCTGGGTAAAGAGATCGACTGCCAGGCCGTGCAGGCAGATCGCAATCGTGTTCAGGTTGTTGCCACCCTGCGCGGCCGGCACCTTTTCGATATCACGCCCAGTCTCAAAGACCCCCGCCTTGCGTCCGAAGATGTGGTAGCCGATTCCAGACCAGCCGTTTGCCTTGTGCCAGCGGTCGATGGTTGCAGCATTGTCATGATCGGGATTGTCGGACGCCGAACAGTGAATGAACACACGGGTCACACGGCGGTTCGGTTTGGTGAAGGTGTAGGACATGCGGATTCCTCGGGTCAGGGTTTTGCCTGCTGGAGGTCTACCCGACATGTGAAACCGGCTGGGCCGGACCTATGTCCGGTAGGTCAGTCCTCGAAGAAACTGAGTTGTCTGCGGTCCGACCGGCCCTTGCGGTTGGCGACCCTGCGGACGTGCCGCTCGGAGATCCCGAGTTGCTGTGCAATCTCGTTTCTTGTGAGGCCCGCGCCGGACAATTCGGCGATCTGGAGCGGAACCGACTGACTGCGCGCATGGGGAATGTAGATTTTTTCGCCACGAAGAAACTGGCACAGCGCGCGCCCGCGCTCTTCGCCGATGGCAACAAGTATCTTGTGATCCGGCTTTGGTGCCTTCGGAAAATCCAGCTGCTGCCCGCCGAAATGTGACATCAGCTCAAGCGCCAGCGGCATGCCGAGGGTCTCGGCCACGTCGATCAGCGATCGCGGGATATCTTCGAGCCGGACGGGAAGGTTTTCAGACATTCGCCCGAACCTCGGTGTCGAACCGATCTGCCTGATTGCCCCAGACGTCATGGCCGTCCCATGCTTCGCGTCCAAACAGCTCGGCGTAATAGCTGCGCGGACGCAGGCGCTCGATCATCTGACGCATTTCGGGCGGCTTGCGGGAATGTTCACGGCGCAGGGAGTCGATCTGATCGGGGATGGCTTCGGGCGCAAGGATCACATTGCGCTCGCTGCGGGATCCAACTTGCGGTCGTCCGATCTTGCCGACGAGGTAGGGCTCACTGGCCGATCGCAGCACGTAGCCAGTGCCCATGGCAACCTTGCCTGTGGTGCTGCGCTTGAGCCACGCGCCACCGGTCACATAGGTGAACGACCACGCCTCCAGCACCTCAAGAGCCTGTTTCACATGCGGCCAGGTCGACCACAGGAAGAGATAGCAATCCGGTCCAGCCAGCTGAGCGACTGGCAAGGCCTTGATTTCGTCCAGGTCCATTGTCTCGTAATGCGCCTCGGGACTTTTGGCATGGCCCTTTTTCGACCGCATGGCATAGGCCCAGGGCGGGTCTGCCAGGATGGCCCCGTACCGGAAAGGTGTCAGCGTGTCGAAGGGCCAGTCGGTCACGACGCGGCCTTCCCGCGCCGCTCCATGGCCTTAAGGGCTTCAATAACGGGGCGGGCCTGCTCTTCGGTCAGCAGATCGGGATCGACCGCAACGTCCGGATCGTTTGGCGCGACAAAGCGTTTACAGAACGCCCGTAACGCCTCACGCGACCCGTTCTTGATCACGCCCAGGCGATGACAGGATTTCCAGACAGCCCAGAGCTTGCGGATATAGAGCCGATGTGAGGGTGCAAGGCGCTTGCCGCCAGCCTTGACGCGAAAACCCATCCGCTTCAGCTCGGCAAGGACCTTGCCCTTCTGCCCGTCGGACATCAGTCGCAGCGATGCCTTCCCGGTCACCCGTTCCAGCATCGCCCGGTAATCGTCCTCGTCAAGGCCGAGCTGAGCCTTGGCGATGTTGATGATGGCGTTGTGGTTCATGGACCCGCCTTAGCCTTTTGCACAGCGCGAGCATTTGTCCGGGCTGGACGTCGAAGGCTTGAAAAGCTTGTCGCACAGCGAGCAGGCTTCAAGTTCCGGGGAGACCTCGACCGAGTTATGTCGTTTTTGATTGGCCCATTTTCCCCGAAGCGATGGGAAGGCAAAGCCCATGTCGTCGGCCACATCCTTAACCGTTTCTCCCGCGCGTATCCGTGAGAACGCTTCAGCGAGGTCAGGCTCGCCGTTGTTTTTAGATGCCTTGGGGGCGCTCTGGACGCGCGTCGGTGACTGAACTGCCTGAGCGACAGATCCGAATTCCTCGGCCCGTGTCATTTTGGGTAGCGGTTCGGGGGCAGGCTTCAACGACACCGGCTTGACGGGTTTCGAGCGCCCATCCGTCTTTGCTGCGCTCTCAAGAGCGGGTTCGGGTTTTGCTGTCTCAGACGGTACCGGCGGCGTCGGTTTGGGCTTGACTACCTCCGGTGCCGGGGCCTCGGGTCGAGCAGAAATATAACCGTTGATTTTGGGAACATCTAAGGCGGCAAATGCCGCACTGGCCGGACACCTAGAGATCTCCGCCGTAGCGGCTTCTGACCGGTCCGCGCAATCGGCGGAGATCTTGGCGAGGTTGCAGACTGCAGATGTCTCGTCTGCGTTGCCCTGCACGGGCGCGAGGAGATCAGCGGTCGGCATGGCAGCCTTGCGCAAGGCATCCGCGAAGAGTTCAGCGTGGATCCTGTTCTGAAACGATCCGAGCCGTTCACGCACGATCCGTTCGACGACAACTTCGCCGGATGTGCCTTTCGAAATAAGTAGGTCATTCATGGTTCTGCTCCTCAATCTGCAGGATTTCCTGTTGTGACAGTCCGAACGTCTTGAAGGGGAACATGCCGCCGTACATCACGGTCAGCTCCCCGTCGCGCGTCCGGTTGATGACCAGGGCCGAAACGATGGCCCCGGATTTCAGCATCACCTGGGCGTGTTCGCGAGGCGTCGCCTTTGGCATTGATGTCGTCATGTCTGGTCTCCCAAGCTGCTCATCAGGACAGGGCCACAACGCCCCATCGACCGGCCCATTATCGGGGCCGGTTTCGCGTCAGGCGTCAGGATTTCCTGACGGGTTTGCTGGCCTTGAAGACGATGCCGCGACTTTCGGGGATCTGGATGGGCTCGCCGGTCGCCGGATTGCGGCCCTGGCGCGCGGCGCGGCTGCGCATCTCGAACTGGCCGAAGCCTGGAAGGGCCACCTTGTCACCAGCAGCGGCTCGGACCTGAATGAAAGAAATCAGGCAGTCGATAACTTGCGTTGTTTTGGTTTTGTTGATCTCGCACTCAGTCGCAATTACGTCGATCAGGTCTGCTTTGGTCGTTTTGCTCATGGTATCCTCCGAGCGTTGGTTCGCCCCGCACCATGCGGGGCATGGGGTAAAGTCAGGCGGGCAGTCGCAGCTGGCCGCTGTGAGAGAGGGTTTCTGCGGCTTCCAGCCAATAGGCGCGGGCATTCTGCCATGTGGTGAGGGACGGCCTTTCGTAGATCATGCGGGTGGCACGGCTGACCAGATCGGCATGATCCCGGTCAGTCGTCTGAAAGGGCACGTTCAGGAAGACATACAGCTCGGCGTCCAAAGCGGCCCTGTCGGCCAGAAGGAGCTGGTCCTCGAACGCCGCTTTTTCGACGCCCCAGAATCGCGCGATCTGGCGATCAAGATCGATCTTGGCCCGACGCACGGCATAGGCGATGGTTTCTGCCGAAACAGGAACCATCGGGAACTTCAGAAGCCGCACGGCGGGAGTTGTGAGATCACCCAGGAACACCTCATGCGCATCGTGCAAGAGCCCCCAGGCTGCGAGCTCCGGCGGGCAGAGCTGCGAAACCAGCACCGAATGCGCCGCAACAGACCATGGCTCGGGTGTGCGCCCGTTGAACCTGTTGATCTTGGAAAGACCGTCCGCAACCACATCGGCGCGCACGTCGCTTGACCTCAGAGCCGTCAGGTCGATGGTGCCCTGCGTCGTGTGAAACGGAATACCCATGATTCCGCTCACAGCTTGGCGATGTCGAGCGGGACGCCGATCAACTTGTCGGTGCCTGGCTCGCGTTTGTAAAAGCGCACATAGGTCGCGCTGCCTTTAACGATCACCGCATTGCCGATCGCATCCATCGCCCGCTTCCAGCGTGCATCCGGATTGCCGTCCTCGTCCTTCATATCGAGCTGACGCAAACCTAAGACGCGGGCCGTATCGATATTGCCTTTTTCCACCTGAAACGCGTGGTTAATCAGGGCGCGCACATTGTCGTTGCTGCCTTCTGACCACGACTCGATGCACTCGTCGATCAAAGCCTTGGCGGCACCCAGCTCAGGGCCGAAACCGGTGGTTTTGTTGACCGCCACCCGCACTTCGATTGAGCCGTCATAGCTACGGAAGCTGATATTGCCGCCCGCACCACCTACCTTGGCGCCGTATTGGTCGAAAATCAGTTGCTGAGCAGCCAAAGTTTCCTCGAATGCGGTCTTCTTGAACTGCCGGATCACCTCCTGCACGCCTTCTGCCCCGGCCATCAGGCGGCGGGCCAGCTCGTCCTTCATCTTGTCTTCGGGTTTCACCCGGTCGACGGGCACGCGGTGACCCTGGGAGTTTTCCCACCAGGCGGGTTCTTGGGGATCGTTCATTGGTCTTTTCCTTTCGGGGTTTCGGGAACGTGAATTTTCGGGTTCTGAGCGCAGCCCTGGCAGGCGCGCCAATGGCGCATGCGTTCGGCACTGGCGGGGCGCTCGGCTCCGGCGTGGCGGGCGCAGATGACACGCGGCAGGCCTGTGTGAAGGTGCGGGCAAAACACCTGATCCTTGAATCTGGACAGGATGACGCTGGCATACTTCGCCTCGACCTTGTCCAGCCGAGCCGGATAAGTCCCGCTGATCAGCATGGAAAGTGAGGGCCGCGACATGCCGATATCCATGGCCACTTCGGTGATCGTGCGCCCCTGAGCGACCTGGGCCTTGAGCAGCTCCAGCCACTCCGGATCTTCGAGGGTCAGTCCGGTCAGACCTTGCATGGCACGCCCTCCTCCAGATTGAAGTCGTGCAGCACTTCAGTCTTTGCCACATGCACCGGCGCGATCGGGCCGGTGTCCCGGACAAGGCGAAAGCGCTTGTAGCCGTTGCTGGTGGTTGCAGATCCCGGGGTGCGACGGGCCAGTTCAACCACATAGCCTGCCTGTTTCAGCACCCCGAGATAGCGGGAAAGGTTGCTTTCATGGCGACCGTTGCCATCCTCGGCGTCGCTGATCAGATCCGCCATGGTGAAGACCCGCCGGACACGCATTGCGCGCCACGCACGGGCACGAAAGCTGTTTCGGTGTTTGCGGGTGGACTTCAGCGGCCCGTTCGGCCCGGAGGTGATGACCCTGTTGCTGTCCAGCGCCTCGCGCCCGTGAAGACTAAGCTGATACTCGCCCGGCTTGTTGCGAACCAGATATCCACGGCGGACCAGGACTGCAGCGGTGTCAGATACTGACTTGGTGGTGATGCCCAGGGACTCGGCCAGGTCCGCCGTGCCGCGCACCGATGCGTCAGAAAACTGACGCAGCAGCCACGTGGCCTTGCTGATATTGGGAGCGGCCTCCGACATCACGCCGCCTCCGGTACCACGATGGCATTGCCGGAATTACGGTCGCTCATGACAATCTGGCCCTGCATGTCGGCAAGCGTTACGCCGTCTGGCCCAAAGTCGGACCTGAGACCAAACCGCTCGATATGAGCGATGGCCTCAAGGATTTCCCGGTTGAAGCCTCGGCTGACCTTGCACACAAACCGCGCCAGATCGTCCGCCACAGGGACTTCACAACGTCCAGCAATGAGTGCCTTGGTGTCCTCGATCGACGCAGGCAGGAACCGCACCTTGCGCGGAGCGCGGCTTTCAATCTGGGGAAACCGGCGCAGGTTGTCCCGCAGTCGCCCCATGCCAACGAGGATCACCGGGATTTCGTGCCGGTCGGACAAACCGCGCAGGGTTTCCATGATTTCCTTACGGCTGGACACCAGATCGCATTCGTCGATCACCACTCCGAACTGCTTTCCGGCGATCTCGTTTTCGTTGATCCGTTCGTTCAGAGCATCCTTGACCTGCAAGTGCCGGTCGTATTTGGTCCGGTGCGGGTTCTTGATGGACAACTCGTTGAGCAGTTCCTTGATCAGGAAGCTGTAGTTCCAGCCCTCATCCGCCCGCAGGTAGATGCTGCCCGTCTGCGCAACCCAGCGCGAGACCATCGTGGTCTTTCCGAGGCCTGGTTCCCCGTCCACAACCACCATGCTGGCTTCGACCGCGCCGCGTTCTTCGACGGCGGACAATGCGGTCATGAACTTGCGGACGTTGCTCGTCTCGACAAATCCTGTTTTCATGTTATGCTCTCCTCTAGTTCTCGACTTACGTTTCGGATGTCAGGCAACGGCGGTACGGAGGAGGGTTCGAAGCGCCTCCACGTCAATGCCTGACATTCGAAACACTTCACGCGCCGACTCGCGGCGCAGACATCCCCTCAACAAATCAGCCTGTTTCGAGGTCATTTCTTCGGGATTGATCAGAACCCATGCTGCCAGCTCCTCGTCGCTTGCGAAGGTGCGCCGACGGGCGGGTTGAGGAAGGGCGGGCGTATCTTCGGCTCCCACCACCTTCAGGCTGACCGGTTCCCGGACTGGTGCATTCGTCAGGGGCACCGACAACGGGTCCACCTGTTCAACCAGGTACGGCCTGTTCAGCTCGGCATCGATGTCGCGAATCTTGTTGCCAATACGGGCCATCCGACCTTTTGCACGACCTTCTTCGGCGGCGCGCTGTGCCGTGCGCGGAATGTAATCGGTGCGGTTTCCAGCGAACCTTGCAACGCAGATCAGTTTGCCCGGCTGGTCCAATGTGCGGTCCAGCTCCCGGACCCAGACCCGCTTGGCATCGCTATGGTCATACCCAACCAGCACCTGTTCGCCGTGGTATGCCTCAAGCGCGAGGTGGAAATAGGTGTTGGTGTTCCACTGGACCTCGGCGCGGCGCGCCACCCGGATCTCGTAAGGCCGGAACAGATCGTCCTGGATGTCTTCGTCGACCGGAACCGGTTCGAACCCATCCGTCACATGCTGCGCCCAGGCCTCGTTTGGCGAGAGGTGCCGGAAAGTGCCGGTTGCCGGATCCTGATAACGTGGAAGACCGTCGTGGGGCCTGTCGTTGTACCGCGCCACCGCTTCTTGGCACATTGTCAGGAAATCCGCCCATGGCGTCAGCAGGCGACTCTGGCCGAATTCCTTCAGATCGGCGCGGGTGGCCTTGTGGAAGCGATGCTTGGCCTCTTTGTCCATACCTGCACCCAGATATGAGGGCAGTTTTTGAGCCAGAGGGTTCCAGACCGTCCGGTTGAACCGCTCAATGATGCCCTTTGCCTGTGAGTTATAGGGCAAAGCATGCATCTTGGTGATCGACAACCGCCCCATCAGGCCAATCGTCGTGTCATCCATCGCCTTGTTTTTGTAACCAGATCCGCGATCCGTGTAGAAGATCGCCGGGATGCCGTGATCCACACAGGAATTGCGCAAAGCCTCAGTGACAGCGCGGGTGTCTTCCTTGCGCGAAAGTGCAAAACCGACACATTTTCGGGTGGCCACATCCAGGATCGATGTGATCTCTGGTTTCATCGCCTGGTGGGTTTTCCAGTCGGCGATCTCGGCGTCGAACGTCTTGCCGTCCGCCGTATAAACTGTTGTCGGCAACAAGTTATCAGTGGAGCGGCGGACAAAAGCCATCCGCGACCGCAGGGTCAGCAGGCCCTCACGGCCCACATTGCGTTCAATGTCGTTGAGTTTCACCTTCAGCGTATGACGCACCTGTTTCAGGGTGAGCGCCTGCGACGGCTCTGTCAGATTGTCGTGATAATCTTTCAGCGCCTCGGTCATGCAGGGCTTTGTGGGACGGGCGTAGTAATTCAGAAAGGTTTCAAACCCGACTGGCAGCGGCTCAACCGCTTTGGTCACCGCAGGCGCCAGACCGGCAACACCCTGTTCGGCATAGATCTTCGACCAACGGCGTATCGTCCGGTCGCTGACGACCGGAGATCCGTCTCTTCGATCATTGGCTTGTGCCAGCGTTTTGGCGGTCAGGCCGAAGCCTTCGGAGAGCGGCGCAAGGAGAACTGGCTCCCGGCCCAGCAATGCCACCTGGTCGAGATTTAGGTTCCCGCCGGTGTCGCGCACCTGTTCGGCAGCACAAAAGGCGGCAAGTTCATCTTGCGCAGCCATGAAGGCGCGGACACCGCTGGCCATGGAAAGACCATGCGCAATCCGGTACCCTCGCAGCGCCAACAGGACCCCGGACCGGCTCTCCATGACAATTCTCTGACGGGCTTTCAGGTTGACGACGCCCGTCCTGGCCAGAACCTCACTGCGCTGCGCTTCGGATTTCACGATCTCACGCGACTGACCTGACAGAGCAAACCGCACCTGGATCGCTGTCCGAAAGTCCTCCGATAGGAGGTTGATGTGATATTCTCGACCACCACCGCCCTGCTGGCCTGCACATTTACGGCAGGAACTAACCGGAAAATCGTTCCAACCTTCCCGCTTGGCCAGAGTGTTGACGCCGCGTTTGGTCTGCGGAAACGACCCGATGCGCAGATCCCTTGCCAGATCGGCCAGCTCTTGTGCGGTGAAAAACTGTTGCTTCATCTTTTGGCCCTCCGACGGCTGCGCAACAGCTGACGGCGCGCCTCCATCTCTTCCATGTGATCGTCGAGCAGCCGCTCCTCGATCACATCGGCATATTCCGTCTCGATCACCGTCAGACCAAACTCGCCCGGCACAAAGCCCAGCAGCTCCATCGCGCCCGTGGCATGTACCAGCGCCACAAAAGCATCCAGCGGGAGACGGTGATCGACTGATGCTTCCGATGCCCACTTGTGCAGCATCGCTTCGGAAATCGAACGACCCAAAAAGACCGTCATGTCGTCGGCCACATCCCTGCGGCTTTTGTCGCGATCATCGCGGGCATCCCGCAAGGCCCGTGCCACCAGCCGGGCAATTCGGTTGTCCATCGGTCCGCGCCCTGCCACATCAGAACTGTATCCGACGGCCACCTGAGGCGGCTCGTAGGCAAACAGATCTTTGGTCAGGGGATCGCGGTACCGCGCCATGATCAGAGGCGCCCCATCCGCTTGAGTGCTGCGATCAGCCGGTCCGCATGCGCCTGGACAACCCCATCCAGAACCGCGTCGTCCAGCCTGCCGATCGTGGCGCTGACCGCCTTGGTCTGACGCTCGATGTCGCTGGTCGGACGGGAATGTGTGATCAGGTCCAGAGCAGGCTGCACGCCGTCAACCGCAACCTCGGGGTCAAGGATCAGATCCAGCACCTTGACCTGCGTCTTGGAAGACTGCTCGGACAGCAGCTTCAGCTCGGTCTGTTTGCTGGCCAGCTTCGTTCCGATCAGACGCAAACGCGAGCTGGGGATCAGGTCCTTCCAGATCTTGACGGAGAGCTGGATTGACCGCTTGGACAGGCCAATGGCCTTGGCCGTCGCCTCGGCAAAACCGAAGATTTCGACTGTTTCCTCAGTGTTTTGGGAAAGACGCAAATTTTGCGTCTTTGGTGACGCGGCCCCGTGCTTCGTCTCCGGGTGCAGCCGCTCATAGACCTGCTGCAGCTCAAACATGTGATGGCAGCGGTCCAGCGCGGTCAGCTCGTGCCGACCAAGGTTTTCCATGACCTCTTCCAGCCGCGCCTCATCGTCGCTGCTGGCCTGGGACAGGCGGGCGGGGATGTGGCTCCAATCAAGCAGGAATACCGCATGAAGTCGGTGAAGGCCCGTGACCAGGCGAAACCCGTCTTCGGTCTGCCGAACGGTGATCGGGTTGGTCAGGCCCTGTTCCGCGATGATCTGGGCAAGACCTTCGGCCCAGATGGGGTCAAGCGCGCGGGCGCGGGTGTCAGGGATTGCGATCTCGGCAAGAGCCAGATCGAGCATCTGTTCTGTCATGATATGCCTGTTTCAAACGTGGGGATCCGCAGGCGATGAGCGTTGATCGCCTGCAGCGAGTGCCGTGCTTAGGGCCGCAACATCTGCGCATGCCAAAGTGGAAACTTGGCAGATTTTGTGCTACACCAGCAGAACCGGAAGGTGTTCGAACCACCTCCCGGCTCCTTCATCACCAACTGCAACAACCAATTGGAGACGATTCGAATGACTGAAAAACCCTCTTCCGACAGTGCCGGTTCAACCGATTTCAGTTTGAGTCCAAGACAGCCAATGACGCCCTCGACGCAACCGGAAGTTTCGACAGCAGCGAAAGACTGAAGATACCGTTCATGCACCGCTGCTTCGGCGGGTTCTATGCCTTCGAAGGGCATAATTACCGCAAGCTCAGTGAGATTTCTGGCAACTGACATCACAGCACCAACAACGCAAGCATCCAGGCGAAACCCACCGCCCAGATCAGGAACGCCAGACACATCCACAGCGGCGGGAGCGAGACCCGGTCGATATCTGCCGCAATGGACTCGGCAGTGTCTGGATGAATGAGCGCAACCTCGATCCTGGCCTCCGCCGCGCGCTCTTCCAGTTGGCGCAGCATCTGCGTGGCCGACTGCACGTCCATCCAGTCGCCGTGATCCCGCAGATGGACCGCTGCCGCGCGCAACAGATCGTCAGGGTGACAATACGCCGCCTTCAGAATGCCACGGGCATAGCGCAGCTCGGCGCAGGCGGCAGGGGCGGGCAGGATCGGCATTTCGGCCAGACCGGACGAGCTGTCCATGTCCTGCGGGGTTTTTGACACCAGCACGCTCATTCTGCCGCAATCCTGTCAGCGGCCCGGACGCCTTTTTGACTGTCCACCGGCGTGTATTTGTTGATATTGAGGATACGGGGACGCTTCTGCGGATAGCGACTCGGCCACAGATCTTCGGGCTTTTCGCCGATGAATTTAGCGACGGCCGTTTGGGCATCGTAATTCGGGCGGGTCTTGAGTTGTCCACAGGCGTCCTTGTGAACGCCAGCACGTTTGGACAGCTCGGTAAAGGTCATGCCTTGGCGGTGGACTTGGGCCTTGATGGCCTCCCAGTCCATTTTCGGGGCTCTGGTCGGGTCGTGCTTAGCCATGGGACTCTCCAAGGGGGCACCAGCGCTGCAACGCTGGCGTCTTTTAAGATGTGAAGTCGGAAACAAGGCCGCTTATTCTGGCCTGTATATAAGGGATAGCAGATTTCTGCCTCCTTACAAGCAGAATTCTGCTGTAAGGCGGATTTCTGCGATATAAGCATGGGTGGACTTGGTGATAGAATAAGAGAGGCCGCTGAGCGCGTCGGAGGATTGGACAAGCTCACCGACCTGCTAACGGACACAAAACGCCGTACGCTTTCAGATTATGTCAGCGGAAAGTCGGAGCCACGCGCCTCGGTGCTACTCGAAATATCGCGTGTAACCAGTACAAATCTATCTTGGTTGCTTTCCGGTATGGCCGACGACAGAAATGGATATATCCCTGAAGATCTGGTGATGCCGCCAAGTGAGAGGACATCTCGGGATCTCGCACTGTCGGCAGCGACAGGGATTCCGGTGGCCGATCTTCCGATGAATCGAAAGGTTGCAAGACGTACCGATGATTTCATCCGCATCCCGCAGTACGACATTGAAGCGTCCGCAGGTCCCGGCGCATTGCCTGATGCAGAACAAGTCGCGGGCGTCGTCTCTTTCGAGGCGTCATTCTTGCGCAACCTTGGCGCCACGCCCGACCAATGCTCAGCGATTTGGGCCAAGGGCGACAGTATGGAGCCGACGATTCCAGACGGCTGTCTTGTGATTGTTGATCACAGTCAGTCTGCCGTAAAAAACGGCTGCATCTATGTGCTAAACATTGGCGGTGATCTTTTGGTCAAGCGCGTTCGGCGCCGCCTGGATGACACTATCGAGCTGGTTTCTGACAACAACCGATACCCAATCGAAACCGTCGCCGCCGACCGCGTTGCGCAGCTCCGCGTAATCGGCAGGGTGGTCTATCTTTGCAGGGAGCCTTAATGAAACGGATTTTACTATGCTTTGGTATTTTGTGGGGCTTCTCGCCGGTGGTCAACGCGCAGGCCCAATCGAAAGACGGCGGAACTTCTCAACTATCACCTCAAAGAGTTGCTGAAATTGCGTCAGCCTTTGACCGTTGGATAGGAGCACCTGACACGTTCAGGTTTGGTCAGATTTTGGCTGCACCTCAAGCGGGCGAGCCTTTGTTGCCAATATGTGGGACGATGGATGGTAAAAACGACTTTGGGGAATGGGTTGGGTTCAGGGTTTTCATTGCGATTTACGACGCTGAGGACAACGATCTGATTGCTCCTCAATTGTCTGAAAACGCCGATTTTGATGCAATTCTATCTAGAGAATGTCAGAAGATGGGGATCGAGATCATCGCTGCTGACTAACACGTTCCGTGCCCAAATCCGGGCAAGACGGCGCTTTGTGTTCCTGATATGTTCCAGACTTCAGCATCAAGGAACCTGCCTGTGACCCGCACGCTCGAACCCGTCTCGCCCATCCGCCCCGTCGCCCCCTGGCTGGGCGGCAAGCGCGTTCTCGCCAAACGCATCTGCGCGCTGATCGACACCACGCCGCACACCGTCTACGCTGAACCTTTTGTCGGCATGGGCGGGATCTTTCTGCGCCGCACTATGCGACCCAAAGCTGAAGTGATCAACGACTTCGGGCGCGACATTGCCAACCTCTTTCGAATCCTGCAGCGGCACTATCCGCAATTCCTCGATGTGCTGCGGTTTCAACTGACCGTGAGGGCAGAGTTCAACCGCTTGGTCGACACGCCGCCCGACACCCTGACCGACCTCGAACGCGCAGCGCGCTTCCTTTACCTCCAGCGTACCGCGTTCGGTGGCAGGGTATCGGGCCGCAACTTCGGCGTTGCAGCGGATCGACCGGGCCGTTTCAACCTAACCACTCTTGAGCCGATGCTTGAGGATTTGCACTCCCGCCTATCCGGCGTTGTGATCGAGTGCTTGGATTATGCGGCCTTCATCACCCGCTATGACAAGCCAGGCACTCTGTTCTATCTTGATCCGCCCTACTTCGGATCGGAGACGGACTACGGCAAGGAAATGTTCAGCCGTGCAGACTTTGCCGCTCTGGCCGACCAGCTCGCCGGGATCAACGGTCGGTTCATCCTGTCGATCAACGACACGCCCGAGATCCGCACGACTTTCGCCGGATTCACCATGGCAGAATTGTTGACCACATATACCGTTGGTCGCGCGTCACGCGGCTCCGATCGGGCGGAACTTCTGGTCAACAATTTCGGTTTCTCGGACTGA